CAATGGATGCCATTAACACTTCAGGGAGCGGGTCTCTATCATGTTGCCATGGGCGCAGTCCTGGGTGTCTCTGCGTGGAGTCGGGGTCAGGAGAAAATGGCTGGAGCATCATCACAAGGGACAGCAGCTGCCGGAACGTATCCGCCATCCCCGTCAACACCACCGCGCTATATGGCACCGGCTCAGCCAACATACTATCCGCAGACGCCACCACAACCAAGACCCGTTGTCACAGCTGCGAGTGTGGCAGCATCTAAGGTTCTTGTTGATACAGACGACGACGACGCAGACCAAATGACTCAACGAAAACCAAATCCGGAAGGTAGATCATAATGACGATTAAGGCTATGAGACTTGTGACAGGTGAAGATATCATTGGCGACGTTACTACAGATGGCACAGGTGAATCCATCAGCAAACCAGCCATCATTGGTGTTCAGCAGGGTCCAGGTGGCAGACCTCAGCTTGGTCTCGGCGACTTTCTGCCGTTTGCGAAAGCAAAGAAGATTCGCATTGATTCGGATAAGATCGTATATTTCTATGAGCCAATGCCAGAAGTGTTCAACGCATACAATAAAACATTCGGAAATGGGTTGGTTATACCAAGTAATGGCTTGACACTTTAGTCAAAATAGGCTATACTTACATCATGAATTTTTATACAAGCGTTATTCCCGTTGGCGACAATCTCCTAGTTCGTGGATATAGAAACGGAAAGCGTTTCTCTGATCGCGTTCATTATCGCCCAAAGTTGTTCGTTCCTTCCAAGAATGAAACGATCTGGCATAGTATCGAAGGTGCGCCCATCGAGGCTATGGAGTTCCCTGGTATGCGAGACGCCAGAGACTTTTTGAAAAGATATGAAGACGTTTCCGGATTTGCGGTCTATGGATTGCCAAGGTTCGAATATGTCTATATCAACGAGACCTATCCCGGAGAATTGGTTTTCGATCGCGACCTGATTCGTATTGTGAATATCGATATCGAGGTTGCTTCCGCTAACGGCTTCCCAAATCCAGATCAAGCTCTGCAAGAAATCATTGCGATAACAATGAAGAAAGACGACGAGTTTGTCGTCATTGGCTGCAATCATTATATGCCGAAGCGTAGGGATATTCGTTACATTCACTGCAAGGATGAAGAAGAACTTCTTCGCGTATTCCTTGATGAGTGGGAGCGTGGAACGCAGCCTGATATTGTAACTGGTTGGAATGTGACGTTCTTCGATATTCCATATCTAGTGCGCAGAATTGCACAGGTTCTCGGAGAGCAATCGCCAAAGAGACTTTCTCCATGGGGCAGATTGCGTGAGCGAGAGACCACAATCAAAGGAAAGCTTCAGAAGTTCTTCGATATAGATGGTATTGCTGTTCTCGACTATCTAGAAATGTATAAGAAGTTTACTTATTCGCAGCAAGAGTCATATCGCCTCGATCATATCTGCCATATCGAACTGGGCGAACGTAAAATTGACTATTCAGAATACGAAACTCTGCATACATTATATCTAGAAGACTTCACAAAGTTTATCGATTATAACATCCGAGACGTCGAGTTGGTAGAGAAGCTCGATGATAAGATGAAGCTGATTGATTTGGCGTTGACGATTGCGTATGATGCTAAGGTAAATCTCACGGATGTGTTCACTCAAGTTCGTATGTGGGATGTTATCATTCACAATCATCTGTGGAATCGTAACATCTCTGTTCCTGCATCTGGCGGTGGCAAGAAGTATGGAGCCTTCGAAGGTGCGTATGTCAAGACACCTCAAGTTGGCGCACACGAATGGGTAGTGTCTTTCGATCTTAACAGTCTGTATCCACATCTGATCATGCAATATAATGTTTCGCCAGAAACACTTGACAGAACACGAAAGGCTTCTGTGACTGTCGATCAGATGCTTTCGAACGAACCACTTCCTCTTAGAGAGGGATATGCTCTCGCGCCAAATGGTTGTTACTTTCGCACCGACAAGCAGGGATTTCTTCCCGAGATCATGGAGCGAATGTATAACGATCGCGTCGTCTATAAGGACAAGATGATCGTTGCGCAAAAGAGTTATGAGAAAGCTGACGGTTCTGATCAGAAGAAACAATATCAGAAAGACATCTCGCGTTATAAGAACCTACAGTTGGCAAAAAAGGTGCAACTCAATAGCGCATATGGCGCACTCGGAAACGAATACTTTCGATTCTTCAATCTGGATCAAGCAACTGCGATTACATATGGCGGGCAGTTGTCGATTCGTTGGGCTGAAGATAAACTGAATACATATATGAACGAAACTCTTAAAACGAATGGAATAGACTATGTTATTGCATCAGATACAGATTCATTATACATTGCCTTTGGCGCGTTGGTTAGCAAAGTGTATGGTAAAGAGCATAGTGTATCACGGGAGAAGATCGTCACTTTCATTGACAGATCATGTCGCGAAGTATTTGAACCTGTTATCGATAAGCTGTATTCGGATCTTGCTGAAAGGGTCGGGGCATTTCAACAAAAGATGATCATGAAGCGAGAGGTTATCGCTGATCGCGGTATCTGGACTGCAAAGAAGCGATACATTCTTAACGTGCATGATTCTGAAGGTGTTCGGTATGCCGAACCTAAACTAAAGATGATGGGTGTCGAAACTGTAAAGTCTTCGACGCCAGCAAGTTGTCGCAAGGCGCTTTCCGAGGCTATGAAGATTATCATGAATGGCAGCGAGGAAGACCTTCAGGAGTTCATTCGGAAGTTCTCAGTCGATTTCAAGAAACTCCCTCTAGAAGATATCGCATTCCCTCGAGGAGTGCAGGGTGTAGATAAATACTCAAAGACTGGGGCTTCTGCAATTCCAATTCATGTGCGTGGTGCTATTGCATTCAATCGCAAGCTGGAAGGAATGAAGCTCACTAAGAAATATCAGAAGATCAAAGAGGGCGAGAAGATCAAGTATTGCTATCTTAAGATGCCAAATCCATTGCATGAGAATGTAATATCTGTTCTGCACAATCTTCCAAGAGAATTTGATTTAGGGTTATACATAGATTATAATCTTCAGTTCGAAAAGGCATTCCTAGATCCAATGAGATCCATTCTGAACGTGATTGAATGGAAAGAAGAGCCTAGAAATTCTATTGAAGATTTCTTCACCTAAAGGAAACACCAGATGGCAATAAAGATTCCGACTGAGTATAGTTCGTTCGACTTTGGTTTCACAGGCGTCGATGATCCTATCGAAAAGCCAACGACGCCACCGGCGACTTCACCAGAGATTCATGAGAGATTCGATTTTCTTGAGAAGAAGCTTGAGGAAATGATGAGTCAGGTGGCGAGCAGTAATATTGCATCTGGTACAGAGTCTGAGATGAAAGATAAGATTCGCCAGCTAGAAGCAATCATTGTTCCTCTGTTGAACAATCTACTTAAGACTGCAGATAAGGATTATATCTATTGGCCAAAGCGTAGGGAAGCGGTCGAGAAACAGCTTCAGCATGTCCTCGAGATTACTCGTGGCTAGACGCAAGCTTGCTGCAATCTCTATTAGTTCTTCCGATAGAGTATTTGCTATGGTTATCGGATTATCATTATCCGTGGTCGCAGCATTTTATGCAGTAACAGGTCTTGCCGCGATATTTGCTGGTGCGTTCATTCCTGTCATCATTATGGGAAGTGTTCTTGAAGTAGGTAAGATCATAACAGCATCTTATCTGTATCGTAATTGGAATATAATGCCACGTCCGATGCGCGTGTATTTCACGGGAGCAGTATCGGTTCTGATGATGATTACATCGATTGGTGTATTTGGTTATCTGTCAAAAGCACACATAGATCAGAATGCACCTTCTGGTGATATTTCTGCTGCGATAGAAAGACTAGACCAGCGCGTCGCGCGCGAGAGGTCGAGAATTGCTAATGCCGAGAAGATAACTGCACAGCTTGATGCAGCCATTGATAAGTATATTCTAGTAGAACAGGTGACTCGTGGGCTTGATGCTAGAAAGGCACAGGCTAAGGAACGTGAGGCTATTAGATTAGAAATACGAGACGCACAAGCAAATGTTGATTCTCTTCTGGATGAAAGGTCTCCCCTCACACAGAAGATTCGCGACACTCAGATAGAAGTTGGACCGATTCGATATGTTGCAGAATTGATCTATGGTGAGAATACTCCAGAGGTTCTCGACAAAGCTGTTCGAGCGATTATCATTGCCCTGGTTCTGGTTCTCGATCCTTTGGCAATCCTTCTTATAATCTCAGCAAACTCAAAGCCGATATCCTTTTCGCCAAAATCACCAATTCGATTGGATTCTTCAGACGGAACTGCGGTAGACGCTAGAGGATGGAAGACCATGGAGGACGTCATTATTACGAAAAAGAAATCAAATTTCCCTTGACATTTTATCCCAGTTGAAGTATAATATGTACATGAATAAGCCGCTAAAGATAAACCTGTTCGACAAATGTAGTTTGTCGAAAACTGCTAAGGTGAATCCAGAAACTGCATGCATGGTGGAACACAAAGCTTCCTGCGGCAGCACCTTGAATAAGAGACCAAAGCGAGTCGAGATTGTGCAGGATGGTTCTGGGACTGTAGACGTCTATACAAGCGATACCTTCGGGATTCGCAACACTGGATGGGCACCAAGAAAATCCAACACGACTAATTTGAGAATCGGTTGGATGCAAGAATGCACCGAAATTAACGATCTGACTTTTGCTTCAGTGAGAGACAAACCAGAAGAATATCTTGGAAGCCACGCATTCGATTATATCTTTACACACGACGATCGACTCGTCGGTAAAGATCCTAGATTAAAGTTTATTCTGGGGAATGGTTTCTGGGTCGACGATATTAAAATTCATGAGAAAACCAAATTGCTTTCTATGATTTGCTCTAACAAAGGATCTGCTACTGGTCACCAAGTTAGATTGAACTTGCTGAGGCGGCTGCTAACGCAACAAACATTGAGAGATCATAATATGCAACCTAATGTTGATTTCTTTGGTCGAGGACATGATGAGCGTAATGGAAATATAGCTAGAATGGGATTATCCCCTATCCTAGATATAGAAAAGAAAGAACAGGGGCTGTGCGATTATATGTTCTCCATTGCGATCGAGAATGCTAATATGGACACATGGATCACTGAAAAGGTCATGGATTGCTTTGCTACTGGAACTGTGCCTATCTATTGGGGAACACGGAAGATTGTAGACCACTTCAATAAAGATGGAATCATATTTCTAGAAGATGATTTTCAACCAGCTCAGCTAAGTCCAGAGCTGTACTATTCTAAGATGGACGCTATCAAAGAAAACTTCGAGATAGCAAAACAATATGAAATTCCGCTGGATTATATGTTCAATGATCTAGATGGTGTGAAAGAATACCTACCAAACCTCAAAGGAGATATGTGAATGTCAAGCTTTTTTCGTCAAATGGTGAAGGATATTGGAGACGTTGATACAAATATTGCTGACGATGGACTTCACTCTTCAGAGTTCACTGGAACCCTGGACACTGGATCGTATATTTTGAATGCAGCTCTTTCTGGTTCTATCTTTGGTGGTGTTCCAAATAATAAGATCATCGCCTTCGCGGGCGAGTCTGCTACAGGTAAGACATTCTTTGTTCTTGGGCTGATGAAACAGTTTCTCGATGATAATGAAACAGGCGGAGTTATCTATTACGACACAGAAGCAGCCGTCACACGGGATATGATGAAGGAGCGTGGTCTTGACACGCAGCGGGTTATCATCTCGGAGCAGTCTACTGTCGAAGGCTTTCGCACTCATGTTTCCCGTACTATAGATCGATATCAAGAAGGTGGAAAGGATCGCCCACCTATGCTGTTGGTTTTGGATTCTCTTGGTCAGCTATCTACTTCTAAAGAAACTGGCGACATCAACGAAGGCAAAGAAACGCGAGACATGACTCGTGCGCAGCTTATTCGTGGCACCTTCCGTGCATTGTCACTAAAGCTCGCCAAGGCAAATGTTGCCTTGATTATCACCAATCACGTTTCTGACCAAATTGGTGCCTACATGCCGACAAAGGTAATGGGTGGTGGTGCTGGCTTGCGTTATGCAGCCTCGCAGATCGTATTCCTCTCGAAGAAGAAGGATCGTGTTGGGACAGAGGTTGTCGGCAATATCATTCACTGCAAGATGGATAAGAGCCGCTTCACCAAAGAACATAAGATGGTAGACGTGAAGTTGTCTTATGCTCGTGGGCTGGATCGTTACTATGGTCTCTTGGATCTTGCTGAGAAGTATGGTGTTATCAACAAGACAGGCACTCGATTTGAGATGCCAGATGGTTCTAAGGTATTTGGTAAGAACATCGATGAAGACCCAGAGAAGTATTATACCAAAGACATTTTGACAAAACTAGACGAAGCTGCCGCAAAGGAGTTCAAGTATGGAAGCGCAGAAGAAGTTGAAGTCAGTGATGAATCTTCCGACTCCGCCGAAGTATGAGATATTCAATCACGATACTGCTAAAGACTTTGCGTGCATAAGGATCGTCGAGGGAGAATATGACGGCATCGAATATCACTATACAAAGGTGAGCGTCGGCGAGGATACTGGCGAGAATGAGGTTCCGTTCTTGTTTGAATATGAACTTATCGACGAGAGCTTGAGAAATAAACTGGATATCAAAGAGCTCGAAGGTGTTATGTGTTCTATATTGTTTCATCTGATAGAGAATATGGATAACGTGAAGTCTACATCCTAAGACGAAGCAATTCCGTGGTAGCTCAGTGGTAGAGCAGGTGGCTGTTAACCACCCGGTCGGGGGTTCGAATCCCTCCCACGGAGCCACTCTTTAATCAAGTGAGAAAATAATAATGAATCTTGTTGCCGACACACCTTACTTAGAGGCGTTTATTCGTCGAGAATTTCTTTACGACGAAACTGCTCAAGAATAATT